CTGAAAAGACACGTGTTGAGTGTCTGAGGCAAAGCCAAACAAAGAAATATGAGACCAATTAGAGTTTCAACAAACGCACCATGGGTGCGGGTAGTGATCTCAAAAGGTCCCCTCCATGAGAATCAGCAACAACGCCAGTGGCAACTGACAGCATTCGATGATAATCCGACAGAGATATTCTGACACCTAGACTCAAGCAAAACGCTTCATGAGCCTCTGTAGCGGGCAAAACAGGTTCTGGACCCCACAAAGCTTCTACTAATTTATTTTTGTTGATTTTGAGAATGCCCTGTGAATTGCCAACGTAGTCAGCAATTCCGACCAAACCTGGATTGTCATAATAGTTCGTCAAAATAACATCTGACCCAACCGAACGAGACCAATACCTGGCGAGACTGCTCAAAAGGTTGAACATGATAGGTTCACGACCCATGAACATAAGGGCCAAACTGCTGTACCGAGCAAACGCCCGTTCAGCCAACTGATCAGGAGGTGCGGAAGTGAATCCAATTTTCAGTAAAGTTCTGCGGATGTCCGGACACCACACTCCCGTGGGCGCACCCCGCAGGGTCACCATGTGGCATCCCACAAACTCAGCACGACCATCATAAATGAACTTCAATTTTGTTGTCATGCCTAATGATGCAAAACTTTGCTCGATCTGTCCTTGAAATGATGAAACATCATCGGAACAACCAAGAACATCGTCTCCTTCTGTGAAATTCAGCAAAGAGACTTCCAACGGGCCTTCATCATTTGCTAACCAGCGGCTCAAATAACGAAAGTCAAAATTCTTGGCATTAGTCCAAAAGACAGGGCATCTAGCTTTGACCTGAGCAATTTGCAGAGCATCTGCTTGTGTGGGATAACCATCAGGCACGTATGTGGGTGCCAAAAGGAAAATCTCTGCACGACGACGAGCACTCATAGAACGCCAATTGCGATTCGTGGGTTTAAACCTCACTGGGTTGAGTGAAGAGCAATCACGTCCAGCAATCTTCCAAGGGTTGAGTGTGAAAGCAGTCAATACAAGAAACAACTCATTGAGAAAGTTGAGAACTGATGTGAACAGATTACCAGACAGTAGATACACATCTTCGAATCTGACACGTATTGGGGGGCAGTCCCTGAACCGAATTTTAAAGAAAACCCCTTCCTTCAACTTCTCAATGTTGATCCTCACACCCTTCATCAAAGGAAAATCGCCTGGATGACCGTCCAAAATGTCCAAAATCTTTTCCATCATCTTGAACGCAAAACCAAAAGTGCCCAACCAATCACCCTCACCACCGTTAGCATCTGGATCCCAATAACATCTTGTGTGTAATTCCATGCCAGTCTGGTCTATCTCGAAAAGTTTTGCTTTACCACCAGAGACCGCTGGATTGGCATGGATTTCGTCTGCCAAATTAGACAAGCGTTCCACAATGGAATCCAAGATAACATCTTTGGGGCGGTGTTTGATGCTGATGTCTTCTCCAAGTGTGCCTTCACCGAAAACCAGTTCTTGAATGATATGCCCTAAAACTTGATTGACTGTGAAGAGATTAATCCCTTCGTCTTGTATTTGACGCGGTGGTTTCTTCCCTTTTGCAATCATTTCGTCCTTGACGGCTGATTTGCGTTGAGAAGCATCACCGGCAACATGTATCAACCAAGCATCTCTGGCATTATCAATCTCTTCTTGACTGAATTTTCCTGTGGCATTGAAGTCCCAATTGGGAATGGCATCAACAATATCTTTGACAGCTTCTGGAGTGACGACATTCTCTATGAAGTCCTCCCAAGTCCTCTTGTATGCAGCATACTCTGGACTTGTCATATCGACAAAGTTATCAGGAAAAGAACGTGCTTCAACACCCGCCAAGGCATTCACCATACTGTTCTTGCCAAACACAACGGGCATGCCCACTACAGGGCCAGTCCGATGGTAATTGCTACCAACAGGTGAAAAGTATGTGGAAGCATCCTTCAACTTTGGGCTGGGTTCGTAGTTTTTCACAAAGTCGAAACCCATAGGGACTTGTTGCAAAGCAATGTCCTTGTCGTGTTCCATAGCCATCAACATCACATCTTCATCAACACCCAAATTCAACAAATTGTGAGGAGTGAAATGGGAATGGTAGATCAACGGCAAAATGCCATCATTGTCGTCCAAATACTGCTCTATCTCATCAACCATCTTGATGTGCTCATCCTTGTCGATCCGCAACAACTCATCTTCGTCAATAACTGGATCATCGGACTCAATTTCTGCATCCAACCTGACCAAAGGAACTGATACAACAGCTGAAATATCTGAAGCGTCCTCAACAACAACTTCAGATGCTTGCTCTGGCAAAGAAACACGCGGCGGAAGCGGAGGTGGCGGTGGAGGCGGCAACACCACCGGCAGGGGCGGTCTTGGCACGGAAGCTGGCCGTATAGCTTGACCGGAACCAAAATCACGAACTGCTGGAGCAGGTGCTGCAGCCACCGAAGAGGCCGAACCACTAGCATCGTCCGAAACAATGCGCCGAGTGAAGTGAGTGCCCGCGCGGCGAGTAAACGGTTGATTGGGATCTCCACTGGCAAGCAAGGGCTCATCGAGACCTAACCAGTACTGACAACGAGGAAAGGAGTCCAACCAACCCACAAGTGGGGCGCGACCCGAAAGGGCACACAACTGACGCCAATAGCAAGCATAGAAAGCATAATGTTCTCCATCATCGGACAGCCAGAAGTCACGATCATCGGAGAGGTTGAACAACTGAGAATTCACATCACGTCTAGAAACAACATCAGAAAGCCCTTTGTACACCAACAGTCGGCGAGCCAACTCGGCATCAACACGTAACTCTACGAAGGAAGCAGGATAACCACGCGGACCAAGGCATCCACCTTCAGCATAGTGACGTTCAGACTGTGGGGCACACTCAGGGCAACAAGTAGGCATCAGGGCGAACATGGAGTACTCGCCCTTCTCCTTGAAGTAACACCTGGCCGGACAACACTTCTGGCAGTATGGGTGTACATGTAGCTCAGCAAAATCGGGGCTCAGAGGCATCATGCGAGTGTCACCGAGCAGTGCATCCTCCGTCAATATCTCGTCACGTCTGGCACTCACCGACGCAACCGACTCGGAAGGAGACGATACTCGCGAAGACAACGCATGACCAAGCACCGACAACGAGTGCGCAACCGGAATAGGGGGTGGACGAGTGGGTCGAGGAGGAATGTCCGAGACATCTGTCCGTCTGATGCTTTCATCAAACAGACAGTTTAAAACGTCTCCAACCACTTCGCCATCGGCGTCAAAGAAGTCGTCGACATCCTGTTCTGAATCCACAGAAGCGACTTCAGACCCAACAAGAACCGAAGGTGCCAAGAAAGACAAATGGTCCCACGGCTCAACATCAAGCTCAAACTCATACCCATCAGGAATCTGCGTCGTGTAATAATGGCGTTGTCGAATTTCTACGACTTCTTCTCCTTCCTCAATGAAACGAACGTAGATCAAGCCATCAAAAGTCCACTCTTCATAATAATCGTTCTCAGGATCATTGTCAAGATATGGAAACCATTCAA